TTTTTGTTTTCCTGCGACGCTGAAGGGTTGACATGGGAACCCTCCCACAACGACATCTGCTGAGTATTCTTTTCCTTTGACATTTTTTATATCCTCCTCGATTGGTATGTTAGGAAAGTTCTTTTGTAGAACCTTCTGACAGTATTTATCTTTCTCAACAAATTTAATTGTTTCAAAAAAACCTGTTGAATCTAAGCCTAAAGCAAATCCTCCTATGCCAGAAAATAAATCAAGAACTTTTAATTTTCTTTCCATCTTTCAATTTTTTTATTTCTAATTGGCAATAGTGTATTATTTTTTCTAAGTCTTGTATACCATTTTTATTTTTATAACGACAAACGTACTTTATAACGTTCCCTTGGAAGAACGATAGATCATTTTTTGAAATAAATTCATATGGCTGTATGTGAAACAATTTGTAATGGGATCCCCCAATTTGTTTATCTTGTGGAAACGCCTCATTAAATAAATCTTTATATGTCATAACCCCTTTCTGTTTTTGGATAAATTATATTTAATTCTTTTTTAGCTCTTGTAACACCCACATAAAATAATCTATGTTCGTCATCAGGATTATCTAAATATTTATTATATGCAGCATTACTTAAGTCTGTTAGTAAAATTACGTTATCTCTTTCATTACCTTTAACACCATGAATTGTTGATATTTTTATTCTAGGTTCTTTTGACAAATCTTCTCCATTTTTTATTAATCTCTGTATTTTTCTAATCTCATCGTCTCCTAAATCGTCAAATGCAATATACCACTCTTCATCTGTTTTTAAACCATAATCTTTTTTTAAGGTATCTATGTCATAAAATTTTTCTTTTGACATATGTTTCATTAATTTTATATCAACATTTTTACTCATTTTATTAGTTATCTTTTTATAATCATTATAATGTAAAGGAGTGCCTTCTCGTAACTTGTTCCAATTCTCTATTAAGGCATAAATATTTTGAACTCTAGGTGTAGAGTTTCTTCTTTGAAAATAAAAATTATTTTGATCTAAATAGTAAGCTATTTTTTCTAGTATTAAATTTGTTCGAGTAAGTATTAACCACTCCCCTTTTGATAAATTCACTCTATCAATTTCCCAATGATAATTTACTTGACCCAACTGTTCTTTAGGTATCCAATTTTTTTCAACTCTATTCTTAACTTTTTTAATTATTCTATTCGCTACATTAAATATGTTTTTAGGCACTCTATAAGATTGTTGTAATATAACTCTTTCTCCTTCTAAATTTATAAAAGTTTCTGCGTCTGCACCATTCCATTTATAAATAGCTTGATCATCATCTCCTGCAATAATAGATTGTTTGGAATTTTTTTCTAATTTTTTGATGATGTCCCATTGTATTAAACTTAAATCTTGTGCTTCATCTATAAATATAACTTCAAATTTAGGACTTTCTCCTTTGTCTAAAAATTTTTCTAACATATCTATATAATCAATTAATCCTTTCTGTTTTTTGTATTGATATAATTCTTTGTTAATTATATCTAACTTGTCATATGTAATATTGTAGCTGTTACCATTCTGATTATATAGTTCTAGTGGTGATATCCTTTTACTTCTAGCTAAACTAATTAAAGAAATATAAGGATCTTTAGAGTGCAAAATACCTTCGTGGTCGTGGTCATATCTTATACCCTCAAATTCTATTTGTAAGTCTCTACCTAAATCTTTGTAATCTTTTTCTTGCATTACATTTTCTTTTTTTAAACCTAATATGTTAAAACAAAATGAGTGTAGAGTTCTAAAATAGGGTAAGTCTTTTTCTGTTAAATTAAACTTATCCATAGCTCTACCCTTGCCCTCTTGTGCTGCGTTCTTTGAAAAAGTAAAATAACCTATTTTACTTGGTTCAACTTTCTGTAAAAATTTTTCTAATTCATTCATTAAATAAAATGTCTTACCTGTACCAGGTGGTCCGTATATTATTTTTCTCATCAATAGTTCTCCTTATTAAATGTTTTTTCTTTATATGTTTGTGGTTTTTTATCAAATCTTGTTACAACAAAAACAGATAGTTTAGTTTTGCC